GCAGCTGGGTGAGTGGTGATACGTTGCCATACATCGGCCACGTTGACAACCCATACAACCCAAGTCAGGACTTGGCGTTTGGTATGCCAAGGCAGATTTACTTCGCCTTGCCTGATGGTCAGGCAGGGTTCACGCCGTACACGAACAACAACCTTTTCAACACCTACTGGAAGAACTACATCGAGGAGATTGCGAGTAAAGAGGCGATGCAGGTTGAGGCGACGTTCCTACTGACAGTAATGGACATTGCTACGCTGGACTTCCGCGCTCCTGTCTACTGGCACGGCATCAGGTGGCGGCTGCTTGAGATTAAAGATTACAGGATTGGGCAGAACGTCATGTGCAGGGTGACGCTTCGCCGAATCTTAAACCTCGCGGAGTTCAGCGCGCAGTCGGTTAACCCTGTCGGCAACTACAACTTAAATGCGGAGGTGCAAGGTGAGTATTATCCACAAATCGTCAACCCAATAAAAGGCAAGTAATGGCAGAAGTAGACAAAGAGATAACCGTCAAAGTTAAGGCTGAAGACGACACCCAGAAAGCGACGCAATCGGCGAAGGCGCGCCTCCGTGACCTGCAAAAGCAGATGCTTGACCTCGAAGCGGCGGGGCAGAAGAACACGGATCAATTCCGCAAGATGGCCGCCGAGGCTGGATCGCTCAAAGACGCTATTGGCGACACGAGCGCGCAGGTTAAGGTGTTGGCATCTGACACGCGGACACTGGATACGTTTACGTCGGCGATACAAGGCATCGCAGGCGGCTTTGCCGTTGCGCAGGGTGCGGCCGCGTTGTTCGGCGAGGAGAATGAGGATGTGCAGAAGGCGATGATGAAGGTTCAGGCGGCGCTGGCGTTAGTCAATGGCGCTACGGCTGTCGCTAACGCGCTTAACAAAGATTCGGCGCTGATGGTCAACCTAAACGCGGCGGCGCAGCGTGCCTATGCGTTGGCAGTGGGGACAAGCACAGGGGCGTTGAAAGCGTTTAGGATTGCATTGGTCACCACTGGCATTGGTGCGGTTGTAGTTGCGTTAGGATTTGCGATTGAAGCTTTGATGCGATTTACGAGCAAGACCGATGACCAAAATGATGCGCAAAAGGACTTGAATAAGTCATTATTTGAATCGGTCAACATGCTTGACCTTTACGAGCGCAAGTTGAAAGCAGAGGGCGCGACTGAGGAGCAGATTGCTAAGATTAGAATGGCGCGCTTTGAGCGTGACCTACAAACGTCATTGTCATTCCTTGCCGTGTTGAGGGTGCAGATGAAGGAGAACTCAACGCAAGCGGAGCGCGACCTTGAATTGCAATATATGCAAGAGATTGAGTTGCTAAAAGTCAAGATTGCCGAGGAGGATAGAATTATCAAAGATGCAAGAGCGGCAAGGGCATTGCAGGCGAAAGCAGACTTTGAAAAGCGGAAGAAGGAAAATGAGATGGAGTACAGGGCAGAGCAGATCACCCTGCAAGAGCATTTAGATAAAATGTTAGCGACTGTTGGCAGCAATGAAGATGCCAAATTGCAAAAGCGAGGCACAAGTATAAAGTACCAACTGGAATCGCAACGGCGCATGCAGCAGGAGGAAGAAAGGCTGGAGCAGATGAAGATTGACACCGCTGCTAAAACGTTTCAGATGCTCGGCAACCTATCGTCGCTATTTGCAGGGAAAAGCGAAAGGGCACAGCGTCGCGCGTTTGAGATCAACAAGAAGATGTCTATCGCGCAGACGTTGATTGAAACATATAGCGCGGCACAAGGGGCGTATAGGTCGCAGCTATCTATACCCGATCCATCTGCACCTATAAGGGCGACCATTGCGGCGGCGGCGGCTGTTGCGTCAGGATTGCTTCGAGTGCAGCAAATCAGCAAGCAGACGTTTCAGTCGCCATCAGCAGGGACAGGCGGCGGCGGCGGATCATCAGCGCCACCAACGACAGGAGGCTTCGCACCGGGGGCGATGAACCCGAACAGCCAGCTACTCAACCCGAATGAAGGAGCAGGGCAAGGGCAAGGGCAGGGTATGCGCGCCTATGTGGTTGAGAGTGACGTGCGTACAGTAGCAGGCCGCTTGCGGAGGATCAGCGAATTTGCACAGTTGGCAAACTGATGATATTTAACCACATGGAACTACCTGTCTACCTGATGACCATTGACGAAGTTGACGAAGGCGTCAGCTACGTCGCGCTCGTTGAATCGCCCGCCATTGAGCGGCCATTTCAGGCGTTCAGCAAAGAGAAGATGCGATTCACCGAAACAGGCGAAAAGCGCGTGTTGACAGGGCCGTTGATGCTTGCCGATACGCCGATCATACGCCGCGACAAAACGCGGGGCGAGTATTTTGTTATTTTCCAAAGGGAAACCATCCGCAAGATGGTGCAGAAGTACTTCAAGCAGGGCAATCAGCACAACGTCAACGCTGAACACAGCACCGCCATTGATGGCGTGTACATGTTTGAAAGCTACCTGATCGACAGAGACCGAGGCATCAACCCACCGAATGGCTACGAGGACGCGAAGGATGGCAGCTGGTTTGGTAGCTTCAAGGTCGAGAACGACAAAGTGTGGGAGGATCGCGAACAGTTCACCGGGTTCAGCATTGAAGGCTACTTCGGGATGCAACCAACGGACACGGAGATAGAGGTGGCGATGGCGGAGTTTGCCGAAGCCTTTGAAAGTTTTTTGCATACTATCAAACCCAACGATATTTAACCATATGAACCTATCAGATAGAATTTCAGAGTTAACCCGCGTGCTGCGCAGCTTCAGTGCTGCACCAGCGCCAGCCGCAGCGCCGTTGGCGTTCAGCGACTACAAGCTTGAAGATGGCACGATGATACGCGTTGATGGCGAGTTAGCCGTTGGCACGCTCGTCTACGTCGTTACCGAAGAAGGGTTGCTGCCTGCCCCTGATGGTGCGCACTCAATCCCCGAAGTTGGCGTTGTGACTACCGAAGGCGGCAAGATCGTCGAGATCGGCGACGCTGCACCGGCACCAGCTGCACCCGAAGCTGTTGAAGCGCAAGAGGTAGAGATTGAAGTGACACCCGAAGGCGAAGGCGCACCTGCCGATCCACATGAAGAACGGATGCAAGCAATGGAGGCCGCTATCGCTGCCTTGGCTGCAAAGGTCGAGGAGATGATGGCGAAGATGGGCGGAGAGGTCGAAGCTAACGCCGCAAGGTTCAGCACTATTGACACGGCACTGTCAGCGTTGGCGCAGATGCCTACTGCTGCACCGAAGAAAAGAGCAAGTGATGCCGTTGTGGAGTCGGTGAAGATGAGCCGTGCCAGCAGACTTGCAGAAGTACAAGAAACCCTAAAAACCCTAAAAAAATAACCTATGTCATTTTCAATCGCAACAATCACCGGGTACGTCGAGCAGAACAAGCTGCCTCTGATAACCCAAACTGTATTTGACGCAAAGACGCAGTCATTATTGCAGAAGCGCGTGGGCATTAAGTCGCAGGAAGCGTTAAACATCATGGACACCGACGCTGTGTTCCAAGATGCAACCGCGTGTGCGTGGAACGCCGACGGCACTACCACATTCAGCCAGCGTACAATCACTGTCGCTCGCGTTAAGGTGCAGGAGGAGTTATGCCCTCGTTCACTTGAAACGGCTTGGCTGGCATCGCAGCTGACGCAAGGCAGCAACTACGAAGGCGTGCCATTCGAGCAGGCTTTTGCAACGCAGAAGGCGAAGCGCATCGCCGAAGGTATTGAGCGCGCCATTTGGCAGTCAGTGCCATCGGTTGCCGCTGCAAGTGCTTCGGTATCAGGAACGGCAGGATGGGCTGTAGGCGCAACGTCGCCATCAGGTGATGCGCAGTTGAACCGCACAGGTGGTGGTGGATTGCTATGGCTGACACGCTATGGTGCAGGTGCTTCCAGCGTCGTAACCGCGCAGCTTGGCGCTAACTTCAGCGATTCGACGATTGTCAGTGGCTTTGAAACAGCATATAACAACCTGCCAACTCGCGTCATCAGCAACAACGACTTGGTAGCTTTCTGCGGATGGGACTTGTATCGTATGCTCGCGCATAGGTTGGTGGCTGTCAACTTGTATCAGGGCGACCTCGGACAGGTAGCTGGCGGCGAGATGTTCTACCCCGGCACGAACATGAAGGTCGTAGCTGTGAATGGATTGAACAACACGCAGCGTATTTTCGCTGGATCTCTCTCCAACTTGTTTTACGGCACGGACTTACTCTCCGACGAAGATCAGTTCCGCATTTGGGCATCGTACGACAACGACAGCGTAAGATTCCAAGCCGCCTATAAGTACGGCGTGCAGATTGCCTTCCCTGCTGACATCAGCTTGGTTTTGGGCAACAACGCTACAACTCCGGCGCTTAAGACCGCGTAAGTTGGTGGGGAGGGGCAACCCTCCCCGCTTCTTTTCTTTTGTCAATAACTAAACGAAATAGATATGGCTTGCGCTCTAACAACTGGATATAAATTAGGATGCCGCGACAGCGTCGGCGGCATTACGGAGAT